GGATTTGCAAAAGTAACAGAAGGTGGAACAATAACAGAAAAAGATACACCACAATTCACAACTTTAGAATACAAAGTAGACAAATTCGCAGGATTTTTCAAAATGACTAATGAATTACTTGCAGATAGTTCAGAAAACGTAAAAGCTACTTTAATAGATTGGATAGGAAATGAAAGTAGAATAACTAGAAATAAATTAATATTAGAAGCTTTAGACACTAAAGAAAAAACTGCTATGGCAGGACTTGACGATATAAAGAAAGCTATAAACGTAACTTTAGACCCTGCTTTCTTACCTAATGCAGTAGTAGTAACTAACCAAGAAGGGTTTAACTACTTAGATACTTTAGTTGACGGAAACGGAAACTATATATTACAAGCAGATATAACAAATGCTTCTGTAAGAAGATTATTCGGTAAATATCCTGTTCACGTTATATCTACAAAAGATTTACCAATGGCAGACGGTAAAGCACCTATAATAATAGGAGATTTAAAAGAAGCTTGTGTAATGTTCGATAGACAAACATTATCAGTAATGGCTTCAAACGTTGCAGGAGATAGCTTCTTATCAGATGTAACTTTATTCAGAGCAATAGAAAGAGAACAAGTAAAAATGAGAGATGAAGAAGCAATAGTTTACGGACAAATAACAATAGGTGCTTCAAGAAAGAAGTAATTTAATTAATAAATTAGGGTAGAGTGAATAACTCTATCCTTTTTTAATGAAAGCAGGTGTAACAATGCTTGAAGAAATAAAAAATTATATGAAAATTGATGAAGATTATGACGATAGCTTAATAAATTCATTAATTGAAAGTGCTAATATATATATGGTTAATGCAGGAGTTAAAAATTTTGATAATGCTTTATATAAATTAGCTATAAAAATGCTTGTGCTTCATTGGTACGAGAATAGAGAAATTATAGGTAATGCTAATAAGCTATCTTTTAGCTTAGATAATATAATAACTCAATTAAAATATTGTTATGAGGTGGAATAAGTGAATATAGGAGAACTAAAACACAGAGTAACAATACAAAAAAGGGTAGAAAAAAAACCTTTAGAAGATACTACTTATACAGATTTTAAAACTGTATGGGCTAAAGTAAGTAATTTATACGGTAAAGAGTTTATAGAAGCCCAAAAACTAGAAGCTAATATATCTAAAAAGCTTATTATTAGGTATATAAAAGACCTAGACCCTTCAATTAATCCTAATACTTGTAAAGATTTTATAATCACTTATAAAGGGATTTCTTACAATATTTTATATATAGACAATATCAAAGAAGAAAATAAATTTATGGAAGTTATGGCAGGTGTACTGTAGTGGCTTTAGAATTTAATTTTGGAGATTTAGAGCAGAAACTAAATAACCTTAGCAGGAAGTTATCTAATGAATTAACAGATAAAGCACTACAAAAAGGTGGAGATATTGTACTAGAAGAAATGAATAAGAATGTACCTGTTGACACAGGGCTTTTAAAGTCTAGGCTTGATACAAAATTTAAGGGGTCAAACATTAATAGAAAAATTGATGTAGGTATACTTAATAATAAAGACAGAATTGCAACTTATGGATATTACCAAGAATATGGCTCTAGGAGAATGACAGGTAAAAAATGGATTAAAAAAAGTTGGCAAAAGTCTATCAAAAAAGCTTCTGATGAAATAGGAAAAGTAGTAGTAAATGAAATTTTAAAGTAGGTGTATTAAATGCACAATAAATTAGTAAAAATTCTTGAAGCTTTAGGAATTGATATAGCTTTTATGGAGTATGAGGGAAATTCTAGCGAATATATTATATTTGATATATATAACGAAGTAGATACTGATTTTTCAGACGATAATTCCCTATCAGATACATATTACATACAAGTAAATTATTGGTTTAAAAGCTTAAAGAATTTAAATAAATACAATGAAATTAAAGAATTATTAAAAAATAATGGCTTCATATTTGACGGTGCTAAAGATGTAAAAGATAGTGGGTACTATGGTAAAAATATGGACTTTATTTATATAAACTATAAGGAGGAAATTTAAAATGGCTAAAGTAAAAAGAATACAAGGCTTAAAAAATATCCACGTAGCTAAAATAACAGGCGAAGGATATGCAACACCTGTTCAAGTGCTTGGGGCAAAGGAAATAAATGCAGAATTGTCTTATGAAGAAGTAAAAATGTATGCAGATGATATGATAGACTATATGGACTTTGCTTTCGCAGGTGGAAGTGGTACTTTAACACTTACAGGACTTGAAGCTAGTGAATATGAATTATTCTTTGGCTCAACTTTAAAAGAAGGTGGTGCAGTAGTTAAGACTACTGATGTAGCACCAGAGTTAGCTTTATTATTTGAAAATGATAAATTAGGTGTAGTTGGTAAAAGACTATATGTTTTATATGCAGTAAAATTCGCACCACCGTCAATATCTTCTAAGACTAAAGAAGGTACAATAGAGGACGGTACAGTAGAACTTCAATTCTCTGTAAGGGAATTATCAACAGGAGAGATATTCAGATTTGTTGATACTGATAGCGAAGAAGCAGTAGAAGGAATAGAAGAAACTTGGTTTACACAAGTACAAATATAAATTAATATTTTAAAATTTAAGGGGCTAGATATTTATTTTATCTAGTCCTTTTTCTTATAGGAGGGCAAAAAATGATACAAATAAAATTAAAGGGGCAAGAATATAATGCAAAGTTAGACTTTAGGACTATGGCAAATATTCAAGGGGAATTAAGAAAAAGAGATGTAAAAATAGGCTTCCAAGAGATGTTTGAAAGAATACAGGAACAAGACTTTATGGTAATTACCGAAATAATAGTGCAGTCAATATTAAGATGTCATACACAACTTAAAAGACACCATATAGAAGATAAATTAGACCTAGACGAGTTAGTAAATGCTCTTAACTTTGTTGCAGAATTAGTTCAAAATTCTATAACTACAAACGAGGGAAAGCCACAAGAGGAAGCAACTCACAAATAAGGCATAAATCAAATAATAATGAGTGGGATTTAGACTATCTTCAATATTGTCATTATACAATTTTAAAACGTTCTGATGATTTTTGGGAATTAACACCTAAGCAATTATTTAAGCAATTAGATATTCATTTAGAACTTAATAAAAGCAATAATGATAATGAAGATACAATAGAATATTTATAATAATCACAGAAAGGTGGTGGTTATATGGCTAAAAGTGAAGAAATAGCTTCTTTGTCGGTCAGTTTGGCACTTGCAACAGATAAATTTGATAAAGCTATTACAAGTGTAAATAAGCAAATTAAACAAAGTGAAAGGCAATTTAAAGAAGCTAGTAAAGGGCTAGAAGGTTTTGAGAATAGTTTTAAAGGTTTAGATACTAAAATACAAGCAACAACAAAGCAATTAGACCTTTATAACCAAAAGCTAGAGGTACAAGGTAAAAAATTAAACCAAGTTGAAAAAGACTATGATAGCCAAAAGAAGAAGCTTGATGAAATAGAACAAACTTTAGGCAAAGGCTCTGATGAATGGAAAAAACAAGCAGAGTTAGTGCAGAAAACTTCTGATAAGTATAATAAAATATCTAATGATATAAAAAATACACAAAGTAATATAAATAGACTTAATAAAGATTTAAAAGGCTCTAAAGACCAATTTAAAGCTTTAGAAGATAGTTTAAAAGACACAGGAGAAGAAGCCGAAACTTTATCAGATAAATTAAGTTCAATAGATAAATCAACTAAACTAGCTATGAGTGAATTTAATAAGCTAGAAAGTGCTTTAGACGATACTGCTAGTGAATTTGATAAGTTGCAGGTGCAACTAAAAAAAGTTGGTACTGAATTAGAAGGTAGTAAGTCTAAATTTAAAGCTTATAGTAATGAAATAGAAGCCCTAGAACAAACTTTAAAGGATAGTAAATCAGAGTATGATTTATTAGGGCAAAAAATAAAAGCTTTAGAAAAAGATTTAGCTAGTTCTGAAAAAACTTTTGGCAGTAATTCTAAAGAGGTTAATAAGCTTAAAAAAGAATTAATTGAACTTAAAGACACTCAAAACAGGGTGTCTAGTGAAATAAAAAATACTAG